AACTTTAATTGGTCATTTAATGTTACAAATTTCACTGCTAATCGTTTAGATGAAGATTTTGGTATGGGGGTTTCTGCACCCGTAGGATTAGACCAGGGCGTTCCACATAGTGGCGATGGATCGGGTGTTTATGCTAAACCGATGGGTTTATATACAAGAACATATGGCGATATATCCAAACATATGAAACGATATTTAAGAAAATTTAATAAAAAGAAAAGAAAACGTGCAATAGGGCTTAAAAAAGAAAAATAAATTATATATGAATTATTTTAATATTTATTGGAAAATAATACTACGTGCTAAAACCAATAATACTAAAAACAATGTTTTATACGAAATACATCACATAATACCTAGATCTGAGGGTGGCATTAATAAAAAAACTAATAAGGTCAATCTTACTTTAAAAGAACATCATTTATGTCATTTATTATTAATAAAAATGGGTTTATGTTTATCTTATTTATTCAGTAATTACACTTTAAGACAATATGTAAATTTGAAAATGAAAGAAAAGAATAAATTCAAGGTTAAGAAAAAATGAATAATACTAATTTAAAATATTTTGAAAATGCTAGAATAATTAATAATGGATATTTTTATTCGTTTCAATATTTTTCTAGTAACAATAGTATCGGTTTTGACCAAAATCCTTTTATATATTGCATAGGTCCGTCGTTAAAAAATAAAAATAATTTTGTAGGGTTAAATTTACATCATCTGCCCATATCGGAGCGTAAAATTTTTATAAAAAATATGCAAAAAAGTTTCGATTTTATAAATGATGAAGATAGACATTATTTGTCAGAATATTCAGTATTACAAATGCTCCCTGGTGCAAAATATGCAATTAGGGAGTATAACAGGAATAGGATTTATAAACCTATTAAAATCTTTAATTTCGCAGTTCCCTTGTTTTTGGAAAGTCAAATGTCACCATATCTTCAGACAATAGATATGTCGAATGTAGATTATTCGTTAATAGCTAATAAATTGCGAAATTAATTTACAAAATGTGTATAAATATTTTATATTATTATAATAATTATGTTTATTAAACGGAGATCAAATGATTAAAACAATTTATTTGGACATGGACGGAGTTCTTTGCAATTTCGAGGATATGGCTGTCGGCAAACGTGCGTTAGATTTAGTGTCAAGGACTCTTAATTGGGAACTTATAAAAAGTTTTGGTTCTGAGTTTTGGGAAGAATTGCCATGGATAAGGGAAGGACTAAGGCTTTACACATGGTTATATACATTTTGTATTCAAAATAAAATTGATTTATGTATATTGTCAGCGGTCGCGTTGGAAGATGGAAAAATTGGCAAATTGAATTGGATAAAAAATAATATTAAGATAAATCCATTATGTATTTATTTTGTTGATTCTGGCAAAGATAAAAAACATTTCGCAGAAGAAAATGCTATATTAATAGATGATTATTCGAAAAATGTATCAGAATTTATTTCTGCTGGCGGAAAAGCGATTTTATTCAATAACGATGCTAAAGAAGTAGTAGATAAAATTAAAAAAATAATGGATTAAACGTGAATAAAATGATTAAAATACCATTATTAATTTTTTACATTTTATTAATGTTGTTGCCGATTAGTTGTTATGCTTTTTACGATGATAAAAGTGAATAATGACAATCTTATAATTATTTAATATGTATGTAATTTGAGAAATTTAATATTTAAAACGAAGGAAATATATTATGGACCAATTTGATAAACAAGCCCATAGGCCATTAGCAAAAGAAACACAAGAACCAGTTATAGAACAAGTTCCTACTGATTTTTTGTCTTTCTTAGCTAGTACAAAACAAAATGAATTTGAATCATTATATGATTTTGCATTAGACACTTTAACTTTTTCTAATAAGGTAAATATTTATCATTGGACATGTGAACAAGGTTTTGTTCATACGGTGATGGAAGATATATATGAAATGTTAAGATCTTTTGCAGATGATTTGGTAGAAGTAGTAATGTCGAAAGATATCAAATTTAAGATAAATAATAAACAATATACTATGACTGACCAAATATATGACAAAACTAACGTAATAACTAAAATCACGGAATATCGTGAAGAAGCTAACAGAATATCGGAATTTTTCAAACAAGATCGTGGTATTACGCCGTTATTTGATAATCTGATTTCAGGATTAGATAAGCAATTGGGATTATTAAAAAGCTTTAATTAATTATTTTAATTTAAACTAGAAAACATTTTATTATATTTAAATATAATTAATAAACTAATAATTATAAAGGATTATACGTGAAAGAAGTTACTTATAATGCGGGCGCAATAAGCGTACTAGAAGGTTTAGAATGTGTTAGAATGAGACCAGATATGTACATTGGTTCTCCTTCAGGAAATCCGTCAGATGGTTTATATAGATTATGCAGAGAAGCTATCGATAATAGTCTAGATGAATATTTGGGTGGTTTTAATAATCAATTATATATTTTGTATGATAGTAAAACATATCGCGTTACGATTATAGATAATGGTCGTGGCATTCCCGTTGGATGGAATGACAAAGCCAAATGTGATGCATTTACTGCCGTTTTTACTAAATTACATGCTGGTGGCAAATTCAATCACGACACATATAAAACCTCGGCTGGTAAAAATGGCGTAGGCGCAACAGCAATTACTGCCCTTAGTAAAGAATTAATCGCATGGTCAAACAATTCAGTAGATAAAAAATGGTATTTTCAACGATTTGAAAAAGGTGAAGCTAAATGTGAAGTAACAAAAGCACGTTTACCGGAAGAATTTAGAAAATATATTAAAAAGACTGGTACAATAATTTCTTGGATTCCGGATAATAGTATTTTTAAGGATGGATTAAGCTTAAACGTGCATCGTTTAAAACGAGAATTAAACGACGTTCAATATCTTTGCCCTAAACTTAACATCCATTTAATCGTTGATGGTGAAGAAAAAACATATTATTCTGACGTTGGACTTGAAAAATTAGTTACAACCAAAAAACCTGAAGAAGATAATATTTTCACTTTTTCGGATAATTCTGTTGATATAGCTGTAAATTTTTCTAATCATGATGGTTCAGAATTTAGATCATTTGTTAACATTTGTTATACTAATCTAGGTGGAACACATTTAAATGGTTTGAGAAAAACTATATGTAATGTAGTTAAAAACAATTCTAAAGTCAAAATATTAAATGAAGATATTTTGGATGGTGTAATTGGCGCAATTCATTATAGAATGGCTGAGCCGCAATATCAAGGTCAAACTAAAAATGAATTAACTAATTCAGAAGTGGAAAAGATTATTATAGAAAAAACTACACAACCATTAGAAAAATTTTTCAGGAAAAATAAAGATTTATTAGCTAAAATAGTTACTTATGCTGAAAAAATGTTAGCTGAAAAGACTAAAATGAAGGATAAAAAAGATATTTTGAAGGGTATTTCTAAATTAAATACAGGTTCGAAATATATTTCTGATAAGTTTTTAGATGCTGACCGACGTAAATATAAAAATAATAGTGATTTAGAATTATTTATTGTTGAAGGTGATTCTGCAGGTGGTCATTTTAGACATGCTAGAGAAGGTTACCAAGCAGCTTTAAAAATTCGTGGTAAAATGATCAATTGTGTCAAAGCCTCGGATGAAGATATTTTTGGAAAGTTTTCTAAAAAGAAAGATAATAAATCTGATGGTAACAGAGAAATTAAAGATTTAGTTGCAGCCTTGGGATCAGGTATTTCTACAGATTATAATGAATCGAATTTACGTTTTGGTAAAGTGATAATATTATCCGATGCTGATGTTGATGGTCAACATATAGTTAATTTAGCTTTATCATTTATAATTTCTTATATGCCTGATTTAATAAAAAATGGACATGTTTATATAGTAGATGCTCCGTTATTTATAGGAAATTCGTCAAAGTGTAAAAAATTCGGCATGTCACGTATGGAAATTGACAATGCGATGAAAGCCGAAAATATAAAAGATTATGACGTTTTACGATTAAAAGGTTGGGGAGAATGCTCAGCTGATCAATTGGCTGAATTCTGTTTAAATCCAAAAACAAGAAAATTAAAACAATTAAAATGGACAGAAGAAACTGAATCTATGTTAAATAAAACAATGGGTAATGACGTGGCATTTAGAAAAATTTTACTAGGAATCGAACAATAATATGAAAAAATTTATTAATATTGATACAAATAATATGACTGAAGAAAAATTAGAAGTTATTAATGAAATTGAGACAGATTCATTATTAAAAAAGAATATTTATGATTATGGAATAGATCTAATCGAAGACCGAGTTTTAGCCGATTTCAGAGATGGTTTAAAACCTGCACAAAGACGTATTCTTTGGGCAGCAAAAGATTTAAAAGCGTACTTCGATAGTAAAACGGTTAAGTCTGCTAGAATTCTGGGTGATACAATGGGCAAATATCACCCACATGGTTCGGCTTATAGTTCATTAATCACTATGGTTAATTCAGAATATCCTGTTATGTTTGGACAAGGCAACTGGGGTAGTCTAACAGATGATGCAGCCGCGGATAGATATACTGAAGCTAAGATATCCGAAATAGGTATGAAAATGTTAGAATGCGGTTTTGCAACCGAATTGGTTCCTAATTATGGTGGTGATTTACTGGAACCAGTTATTATTCCTACTAGATTTCCAGCATTTTTCGTCAACGATTGTTCCGGCATAGGAGTTGGTTTAAATTGTAATATTCCAGCACACAATTTAAAAGAAGTTGTCGAAGCGTTAAAAGTTGTATTAGAGAAGGGTAACAACACAACTATAGATGATATTTTGAAATATATAAAAGGACCAGATTATAAACACGGTGGTAAAATTTTATCAGATAAAAAAGATTTAGCAAATTTATATACTAATGGAGATGGTCCTGTTGTATATGAATGTGATTATAAATTAGAAACTATGAACAAAAATGTTTTGTTAACAATAAACGGATATTGCCCTGGTTTTAATCCTAATAATTTTATAACCAAAATGATTAAATTAATTGATCAAGATATAGTTATATACGCTAATGACTGTTCTACTAAAGATAATCCGTGTAGATTAGAAATACTGTTAAAAAGACCAGAATTCTTTGAAGAACACATTCATAAACATCTACAAAAAACTGTTAATTATCGGTATTATGCTATTAAACGTAAAAAATCCGAAAGCGTAGATAAAGACGTTGAAGTTGAAATTTTAGTTCCAAATTTATTAGATTTAATGAATGACTGGTTAGATTGGCGTAAATCGGTAGAAACTAAAATGATTAATCGAGATATTTCTGTAAATCATAATAAGCATATTAGGACTTTGACAAAACTGTCAGCTGTAAATAATTTAGATATAGTTAAGACAGCATTGGAGTCAGATGATCCTGTTAATTATATTGCTACAAATTTACCTTTTCTGATTAAACATGATAATAAGGAAGAAATCCAAATGTGTTCAGAATACTTAATGGATCAAAAATTATTATCATTACGTAAACTAGATAAAAATAAATTAGAATCTGATATTCAAGAATGTCTAGACAATGAAAAAAGATTGAATGACGATTTAAATAATATAAATAGAGTAGTTTTAAGAGAATTAGATAATTTGAGTAAATTTTATAAACCACGTGTTTTGAAAATTTAAGGATAATATATGGATATGGATATGGATATAAATTCAGATGAAGAAGAAAAGAATGAAGTCATCAATTTAGAATACGATGTGGTAGAGGAACCGAACAGCTCTGAACAAGGTTTAGCTGAAGCGTTTGATATCGAATTAACTAAAAAAGGAATTGACGAGAGTTCTGTCAAAATTAAACGAATAACTACAGATTTGTCTGAACAGAAATATAAGCTTGAAGATAAACAATACATTCAAGAAGAATTAAAAATGTTAATTGAGTCCAATAAAAACGTTCTTTATACTTTGGGTAACCAATGCAAAATGGGAGCCAGCCCTAGAATGTATGAAGTTTATTCTACATTATCCAATAGTATAACCAACAATTTAATGGATTTGGCTAAATTGAATCAATTAGTGACAGATTATCAAGTAACAGAAGATAATTTGGTTCAGAAAGAAAAATCGAATAGGACTAAACAAGAAATGATCAGAATGTCACGTCAAAATACACAATCTGAAAGTACTTTGATTCAAAATAATACTTATAATTTCACTTCAAACGACATGCTTAATATGCTGTCTAAAATAGATATAGAAAAAAAAATAACAAACACAGATGAGTTACCGGAGTTTAATTTAGATTAATGAAATTTTCAACCTATCATAGAATATTACAAAAAGATTTATTTTTTGAAAAATTTTTCAAAAAAGAATCTAAAAAAATTAATGAAACGAACATATTATTAGTAGAAAAAAATTATAAAGAAATTTTAGATATCGTTAGCAATTGTATATTAGAAGGTAAAAAAGATGAATTGTTTTTCTTATTGTCGATGCAAAATGCTAAAATAGCTAGAAGATTTTTTGACTATTTGACTTGTTCAAAAATTATAAATTGTAGCAAAATGATCATCAAAACCAGACTGGATGAATTTTTTGAAGAAAATATTTTAAATCAAAATTGATAAAATATAAATAGATATATAAGGCTAAGTTAAAAGGATTTATATTATGAATTTCGAAGATTATAGAAGTTATTTGGATGAACGGATGCCGACGGTAGATTTTAAAAAGTTTTTAA